ATGAAAAAACATGCTATTGCAGTAATGATGATCGCCGTATTTTCTGAATCGGCTTATGCGGAGTCTACCTTATTTATTCCGGACGTCTCTCCTGAGAGCGTCACGACATCCCTTTCCGTGGGAGTGTTAAATGGTAAATCCAGGGAGCTGGTTTATGATACCGACACCGGGCGGAAGCTGAGTCAACTGGACTGGAAAATAAAAAATGTCGCCACGTTGCAGGGGGATTTATCATGGGAACCCTATTCGTTCATGACGCTGGACGCCCGCGGCTGGACGTCTTTGGCATCGGGATCGGGTCATATGGTTGACCATGACTGGATGAGCAGTGAGCAGCCAGGCTGGACCGATCGTTCAATTCATCCGGACACCAGCGCCAACTATGCTAATGAATACGATTTGAACGTGAAAGGTTGGTTATTGCAGGGCGATAACTACAAGGCGGGCGTAACAGCGGGCTATCAGGAAACCCGTTTTAGCTGGACGGCAAGAGGCGGGTCTTATATTTATGATAATGGTCGGTATATTGGTAATTTTCCTCATGGCGTGCGCGGCATAGGTTATAGCCAGCGTTTCGAAATGCCCTATATCGGGCTGGCGGGTGATTATCGTATTAATGACTTTGAGTGTAATGTACTGTTAAAATACAGCGACTGGGTAAATGCGCATGATAATGACGAACACTACATGCGCAAACTTACCTTCCGTGAAAAAACGGAAAATTCACGATATTATGGCGCTTCTATTGACGCCGGATATTATATTACCAGTAATGCAAAAATCTTTGCTGAGTTTGCTTACAGTAAATATGAAGAAGGTAAGGGCGGTACGCAAATCATAGATAAAACCAGCGGTGATACGGCGTATTTTGGTGGCGATGCCGCAGGTATAGCTAATAATAACTATACGGTTACCGCGGGGTTGCAGTACCGCTTCTAGACCACATCAGGATGTCATCGGTCATAACCGGCCGATGACGACTTTTTGCTGAACGTATGGCATGTCTGGTGATATTGCATAGGGGCAATAAAAGCAACATGAAAGGGGAACCGCTCGAAAGGTTATGCAGCAAGAAGAGAATGTCCTGGGTATCAATGGTGTCCCCTGCAGACACCTAATGAATGTCGTAAGTGCATGGAATTTATGATAAATTACAGAAGTGAAGAATTTTATGCCCGCATTTATGCCCACAAAGGCAATTCATGAGACATTTTGAAGGGGTGAGAAGTGGCTGCGTTTCCAGTTTTGATAGTCGGCATAAACCCACCTGGATGCGCTGCCGATTTTGTGCGGGGAAGGCAATTTACCTTTCTTTATTTCTGAGTAAATGAACGTTTTACCCATGCCAGAATCCTCCATCATGAACTTTAAGTCAACAAGTGAGTCGTCGCGTAATTCGCGCATAGGTTTTATCTCCAGTTTGGGAATCGAACTTGGAAGGAAGGGATATCTTGAGAAATGCACAGGCCTCATCGAGTGTGAGGCTGTGTGATTCCATGGTTACTCCGCTGTTTCTTCTTCGTCTTCTTTTGCGTTAGCGATGTCGTAGAATTGCCCGTAAGTTATTTTCTTGAATGCATCAGGGATAACAACTTCGCCATGCCTCTCTTCTTTGTTATTTGGTATTGCAAAAATAAGACAATCATCGCGTTGCGGGTGCTTGCCGCCGTACGTTGATAACATAACGAAACCAAAGCCACGCCCAGATTGACCGCCAATGCCTGTGCGCATAATCCCGTAATGATTAGCGATGTAGTCATTCCACTCAGGTAATGCTTTTAGCTTGACGTTAGCTTCGTGGATAACTGCATCAAGCTCCTTGTTATATGCACGGCCTTTTTTTGTATTTCCCTTTCCTCGTGCTATCACAACTCGCTTCCCATCCCAAAAATCCTCACGCTTGATTGTTATCTGGCATGGGAATTCATATCCTTTTTCCCAAACTAAACTTTGCAGCAAGCCACCTCCACCACCCCAATTACGAGTTGTTGTCCATGCTATAGCACCAACCTGTTCTGCTGCGGCTAGGAGGATAGAATTACGTTGTTCGTTAATGGTATCGTATGAACTGATAAGTTCCTTAACATCATCACCTTCAACCATGTAGTAATCGTAATACTTGCTCTGGTCTGACATTATCTATCTCCAATAAAAAACTCGCCGTAGCGAGTTCAGATAAAAGAAATCCCCGCGAATGCGAGGATTGTTATTCATTGCCGATATTTACCTTTATCGCGTAAACCTTTACCGGTTTATCGCCGAAGTGCGGATGTGTGATTGTCTTGATTTCATATCTGTCATACGGGACGTCAATTCTGCGGCTGGAATCGTCGCGCTTCGGATATCCCTTTGTGATAATCAGGCGGTCATACTCCCGGAACATAATTCGCTTATTCCAGTAGTCATTGCACAGGCGATACTCTTCCGTTTTCTCCCCGCGAATCATGGCATCGAAGTATTCACCTTTAACGGCAAGTTGCAGGTTAGCCACGGTTAACCTCCTGCGGCGGTTCTGGTAGTGGCATCCAGTGCAAGGCAGCCCCTAACCACGATAGAGTGCCATCGTTCAACTCCACGTATTCCCCTTGCACCTGTCCTGCCAAATACTCGCCGTACTTTGAATAAATTAAAACCCAATCATCTTGAGCAGGCATTCGCTCACTACAGCTTATCCAACCATCCGGACTTACCGGAGAGTTGCCCGCCTGAAGCATGATTTGCTCATATTCGGCAACCTGCGGGTCTACTGGTTGAGAAAGGTCGCGTTGATTATCCTGAAGCATGGCAGCGCGGCAGGCTTCATCAAGCACCCAATTAACTGCGTCTTTCCATGCGCCTGTTTCAACTGGTATATTTTCTTGCTTAACCTGCTCGTAAAACTCAACGGCTTGCTTAAGCCCATCAGGCACAGATACCGGCACTGGCGGGGCGGTGTATAACGGGATGACTCGGTACATATCAGCATCCTTACTGACAGGTTCAACTGTGAACATTTCGCAAAAACCGACTGTACGTAAATCCCGCAGTTCTTCAGCGTCTGTCCACGCTACAGTCTCAGCCTCCAACGATGCCAGCGCGATACGGGCAAGCTCCCGTTGCTCTGATGCGGTTGGCTCAGGTCCGTTGCCGAGGAAAATTTCTTGTGCGCGTTCTCTGGTAATAGTGGTCATGGGTTAGTCCTCAGTTGTAGCCAATTGGATTGACAGCAACCAGAACACCATCAGCGAACAGGTCTTTAATAATGTGTTCGCAAGGCTCACCTTTCTCGTATTCCTCAATCAGGTATGTATCGCCGTCTTCATTCAAATAAACAGGCAGGATGGAGCCGTTGATAAAGTAGGTGCCGTTGTTGTCGAGAATCTTTGCTTCTGCAATTTGGGTTTTCATGGTTAATTCGTCCAGTAGGTTAATTCTTCTGCAACATGCCAGTTAGCGTCAGCCTGGTCCGTAAACGGCGGGTCAGTTTTCAAGTGTTCTTCAACTGTGATTGCGGCATTCTCACGGCAGAATGCTTTCCACCCTTTACGACCTGTTTTCCACCCGTGATGCCATCCCAAAGCCTTTGTTTCGGTACGCCATGCACGATTAGCTAACTGCATTTGTGTCTTAGCCATGCTCACCCCTTAACCTTGATCCCAGCGGTGCGTATTTCGTGTATCGCATTGTCATTACCGGCACACCAGCCCTCGGCATAATCCCGGCTAAATCCGCTCATATGCATGACTTCACTAACACTGCGTTTTGGTAAGTTGACAGCCCGCGCCTCCAGTTCTGCTATGTGCTTCTCTGCGGCTTCCAGCTTCTTGTAGAGAGCATCCCAGCTTGTCGAGTTATCCAGAACCAGCTTTGTAACTCGCTCTTCACGTGATTTGTAATGCTCCAGCTCATCTAGAAGCGCCAGCACATCGCGAGTGGGAACCATAAAATTCGGAATGAAGCTGTCTTTCGCCCTCTCTGCCGCTTCCCGCAGCGCCTGTTTGTCGATGTTGCTCATTGGGCCGATCCTTCATAACCGATGGAGTCAGCGATTTCCGCCAGAATCTCCGGGTTTTCCCCGACCGGTTTATCCATCCAGTCGAATGACACCAGGCGTCCATTTTCTATAACACCGATATTGAAATCGTCGCTGCCTTGCTGCTTGAATCCGTGCTTAATGGCCTTGTCACGTTTATCGAATTCGACGCAGTCGGACGCATACTCAATCCCGTGACCGCTCTCGTTACACCACAGATATTGCTGAATGACGATGTATGACTTGCTCATTGGGCAGCCTCCGGTGGATAACAAATATCGTCGAAATATTTTTCTGCTACGCACATGTTGAAGTGATCGAGATTCATCTCCTCCACTTGTAGTTTTGCCCCAACAATGCCTGTGCATCGATTGACGTAATCCCGTTTTTCTGGGGATTCCGCTACCCACTCCATAAGGTCTTCGGTGACACTTTTTAAGCAACGTAAAGCGCAGTCCAAATCAGTAAAATGCTGAGAATCAGTGATGCAGGAGACGACATAATACGTGGTGACTTTTGGCCCATCAGCGCGTCGTTTAAGCTCTCTTTCGATAGCGTTTTTCAGATCAACCAGTTCATGATCATTGAGTTTGTCGATTTCCTTGCTCATGACGGCACTCCTTTGCGAAGCTGGGCGGCGATATCTTCGATAACGCCATCGGCGAATGAGCGATCAAAATCGCCTTCCGGCGCATCAGCCATAAATTCTGTGGAGGTCAGTATCATTCGTGCGATGTCCGCAGCGTTCTTTGCTGTGTCGTCGATAAATCCTGCATCCCATGCGGCCAGCATTCGGTTAGCAACAAAGTAAGCGCCTTCCTTGTGGGCCTTAGCCCGCACCTCAGCCAGAAACGCGTCGGTGGCTGGGGTCTCAGTGAAATCGTCCTCCCACGTATCGCCAACGTCCTCGCACTCGCGACGACAATATTCGTTGAATTCGACCTCTGATTTTTTCAGTGCCGCATTCTCCGCCGCCAGCGCCGCGCACTTGGCCTCCGCTTCAGCAAATTTACGCACCAGATATTCAGCGTTTGTTTCGTTAACCTTTAAATCTCGTGGGATGCATTTACCTTTCAGAAAACCATCCATCTCAATTAGTGTCATTTGTTTCATTTCTTACCACTCCGCCACATCGCATTCAGATATTTGTTTTCATTCACTGATGGAAAACTTTTTCTCGCCAGCATTTCTTCGCGTGGAATATCGTTAATGGGCTTGAAGCGGTGTCGAATAATCATTTCCGATGGAAGGATTCCGGGGTCGTAGGACAAACCTCTCATGATGAATTCCTCAGTCATTACTGATAGCGCCATAACGTGAGCGGTAATTACGCAGGCGCGGGTCAATTTCAGGGAAGTGGGTATATGTGGCTTTGCTGAATGGTCGGATTGCTGTTTCGTTTATTCGGTCTTTTTCCTGTTTTTCTGCGAGTTGTATATCGCGTCGGTACTTCCGTTCTGCTTTTTTTTCTGGTGGCAGAGCAAGAAACGCGTCGAGATTGTTTTTGATATTTTCCAGCACCTCCGTCATGGAGCTACCGGAGCAGTTGCGCGGGTCATCCGCACCATACAGAGGCGATGGCATGTTTTTCTCCTGTTGATTATTTAGCTAATTTTTTCCAGATTGCTGAAACGTATTTGGCTTGGTGGATGGCATCATCAAGCGCGTTGTGGCGAGTTCCTTCGAATGGCATATCTCGTTTAGGGTCGAACCCAATTGCCTTTCCAAGCTCGACGATGGTTCGGACGTCGCGGTCATTCCACCACTGCCACGGCGCTTGGTGCCCGGCCAGAGCATAACTGTTTCGTAGAATCACACAGTCAAATGATGCGCCATTTCCCCAAACCTGAACGAATTTAGGGTTGGCGTGCTTTGCGATAAAGTCTGATAACCATGAAAGAGCCGTTGAAAGCTCTTGAGTGTCATTGGTTAGCGATTTTCTGGCATCTTCTCCCTGTTCCATCCACCATAAAATGGTTGAAGCATCAGGACGTGCCCGGTATCGCATTGATGACTCGAGCGAGATATTAACCGAGAAGTCTTCTCCTGTTTCTCCAGTTTTCAGATCAAAGAATACTGCCCCAATCGAAATAACGGGCGCGTATGGCCCGTTGCCCATTGTTTCAAGGTCAACCATTAAATGATTCATGTAAGTCCTTAAATTGCGTGAATAGCGTGACGAGGGAAGGGGAGAGTTACTGGTGCAAATGGTATATCATCATCAAAATCCATCGGTGGCTCGTTATGTTGTGTTGGTGATGATTGCTGCTGTGGTTTCTGTGACTGCCTGTCGGCTGCTTGTTGTTTGCTGTCGCCAGTACCTCCAAGCATTTGCATCACACCATTAATTCCAACATTAATCTCAGTGGTGTAGCGGTCTTGCCCTGTCTGGTCTTGCCACTTTCTGGTTCTCAGCATTCCCTCGAAATAAATCTGATCACCTTTTTTCACATACTGCCCTACGACTTCAGCAAGTTTCCCGACTACGGCAACACGATGCCATTCAGTCTGCTCCTTTTGTTCGCCAGTCTGTTTATCTCGCCACTGCTCTGATGTAGCGACTGTCAGGTTAGCGAACGCCGTCCCTGATGGTGAATAACGAACCTCCGGGTCTTGTCCGACCCGGCCTAAGATGATCACCTTATTTACGCCTCTACTAGCCATTTATGCCGCCTGTTTTAGTTCGTTAACTCTGATGTTCATTACCTGAACGCATTTTGTCTGCGCCTCCTCATTGCCATCCATTAATTGCCAGTCACGCTGATAACGCTCGATGAGTTTTTTCTTGTCAGTTTCTGTAGATGCATAATCGCTGAAGTCTTTCAGGATTTGTTCGCAGTCAACCGATGGAGATTTCTGGTTGGTATTTTCTGGTGATGGTTGATTGCCTGATGCTGGCATGGCCCAGTTCGGCAGCGATGGAGGGAGCCAGTAAAATCCTGTTCCATCCTTCAGTTTGGCCCTGTGCCATCCTTGTTTCTTATCACTGGATATCTGCGCAAACTCTTCCTCAAGGTTATACAGATACCGACCAATCCCCCACTGAACGGCAGCACGCTTCATTGCGCCGGAACGACCGCCTTTTATGGCTTCTACCTGTGTGTTTTCAGCAGCATCCCATTTGGTTACCCATTCAGAACCAATCTTTATTGATATGCCGCATTCAACGCCGCCGTTATTGGGAATATCGCGGTACTCGTTGCGCCATCCAGCCTTACCGCAAACATCATCCAGGCGTTTCATGATTGCCCTGTTCGTGACATAAGCCAGCACCAAAGCCCACACCTTTCCATCGTGCATTTTCCCGCTTCGCTGTATTCGCCACTCGATATCTTCAGGATTGAATGGAGCGTCGAATTTATTCAAATCCATAATTCACCTCAGAATGGCAGTTCGGAAGGATTAGCCAGAAATTCACCTTTGTTTATTCGCTCGTTTTTGGCTAATGAAAGGCAATTTCTTTTCATCGATTTATTACCTGACTTGCGCCAGTATATTGCTTCTGCCAGGTGATACTGACGTTTTAACCTGCTCAACTCCGGTGTCCTTGCTAAATCCACTGGTATCATTACCTTTCTCCTGTTCTTTGTGCTGACTAAGCATTTCGTTCATCAGGCGAATGAAAGTTTCGTCTGACCAGTTATCTGTAAAACTCATGGACGACCTTGTTGTTTCAAAATATCCCAAAGCTTTTCGAGCAAACTTTTCATTCTTGGTTGTTTAAAGTCTGCTCCGGTTAAAATGTTTTTTCGTGAATGCTGTACCGATAAAATCGGGTTGAAAGGGCGAACCGATGCCGCCCCTGCAATAGCGAACTGTTGCATAGGATGCTCCTTCTGTTTGATTGCATAACGAAAACGCCTCGAATGAAGCGTTGTTGGTATGCGAAAAAAGCCGCCCTGACTGCGAGCGGCAAATAACATCAAGGGATGATTTTTCGATTAACCAGAACGAGTCGTCGTCCTCGTTTGGTTACGAGCGATATTGCTCCGTGTATTCACTCACTGGAATGAATACACAGTGCAGTGTTTATTCTGTTGTTTATGCCAAAAATAAAGTCCGACTATGCGGCCTCGGAAGGAAGTCCAATCATCTTATTCAAATCTTCTACCCGTAAAGCAGGAAGTGCTGTACTTGCTTTATCTTCTTCTTTTGGTAGTAACTCTTTGCTTTCAGGCCAAACTTCAATAAGTCGCTTAACTGTTGTGACTGAGTTCAAAGCAGCCCATACATTTGATTCGATATCCTTTTTCTTGGCTTCAAGTTTTTGTTGCAATGCGCAGATTTCATCAAACCTTTTTGTTATTTCGTGCTCTGCGTCAAATATGCATTTATCTTTGGTCGGAGTAGGGAGCAATATATCTTCGCCGTTGCCGTCTTTCCCATATGAATGCCATCCAACCCTTCTGCCATATACAGTCAGATAAATTGAAGTAAAACGAACATCGTATGAGTAAAATGAACATCCCAGTTTTTCAAGTTCTTCACTTATAGCTACTAACTTGGATGATAACTGTTCCACTTCCTCAGTTTTCTTTTTACCGCCAAACGCAATAACTCTGGCGTCAAGTGCAAGCTGGTTCTTTAACTTTGTTACTTCTTCAAGTTCAGTGAAAACCCCAGACTTAATTAAAGCGTTACGAGCGATTTCCTCTTTCATTCTCGTAGTTAAGCGGATTGATGACATATTAATTCCTCTCAAATAAGAAAATAAAGGCCACCATCAGGCAGCCTTGTTTTTCTGTTTGCCAAGTTCTCTGGCAATCATTGCCGTAGTTCGTATTGCCCATTTATCGACAATTTTTCCATCTTCTCTCACCAGAGCCATTTCCTCAGGCTTCACCATGCATTCAGCATCAAGCTTGCAGCCTTTGCATTTCACAAAGCGACTACACCATTGGTTGGTATCAATAGTCGTAGCCATATGGATATTCCTGGTATTTGTTCATCACGTCCTGTGGATGCTCATCGAATTCTTCAAATTCTTCTTCCATATCTCACCTCAGATAAGTGGATTATCGACAAAAGAAAACCCGCCGCAGCGGGTCTATTTCTGCGAAGAAAGTGAGTTCATAACGAACTTGGCTTCATTCCATTTTGCAACAGCAGTGTCATGCTGCTTAGTTAATGAAGTTACTGAATCGCAAAGGCCATTATCAATCCAATGGCGATGCATGTTACACAGGCGATCATTAAGTCTCACAACCTCACTCTGCGCAGCAACTACAATTCTGCGTGCTTCTTGGTATGTCATACACTCACCTCAATCGTAATAAGCCGGAATTGATTTGCCGCGCTGCTTCTGTACGGCATGGATTTTATTCCCGAGCGGGTTAACGTCCCGGTAGTAAATGCGGTTCTTCTTAACCACTGTTACTTCAACTTTCTTCTGACGCGTTCCGGCAAGCAAAATGGCTTTGGTAACGCGGTCAATTCTTTTGGCTTTAACCTCCTGAGAAGCATCAGGAGCATCGCAGCCAAAAATTGAATCGATGATATTGCAGATGGTGCCGCGCTCTATGGCTAGCTTTCTGCGCCGCTCATGACGGCGAGTTTTAGCATTGCCTGCAAACGTTGACTTCCCGTAGGTGATAACCGTCATGATTTAACCCTCATGTGAAATGGCTTTGGTGTTGCAGATAGCCAGGCGACTAACCCTGACCGCGTACTCATTGCCGAGCGCCTCCGCCGAAGAGGTTGGCTTCTACCTGCAACCCAAACCCATCTCGTTTGGTATCTGTTTGCGCTTTGTCAGCGCCCCATCGAAGTTAAAGAGCGTTGCCTTTCCGTTTGGCTACCAGCGTCCTGCTGATGGCTAAACAATACAAAATGTACTTAATGTCGTCAATACAAAATGTACTGAAAATTGATAAATAAATACTATGTGTATGAAAATGAATGTAAAAAATATTTTAGTATTAAAAAACCCGCATAAGCGGGCTAGGGGAGGGAATTGTTAGAGGCCTTGCCATTTTGCTTCAATGACAACACCGATAATGCGGCAATTGCCGTTTATGGGGATCATGTGATAGCTGGGGTTTAACGGTTTAAGATATTTCTGTCCAGCGTCAACAATATATTTCTTGAAGGTTGCCTCATTTTCAGACTCAAGCTTTGCCACCACGAGTCTTCCATTAGTCGGTTCGATAGCCGGATCAACAAGAATTTGCATTCCTTCCGGTATGCTTAATCCTGTAGGAGATGTCATAGAGTCGCCACGAACGGTTAGCCAGAATGACCTTTCGCTTGCATGTGCAGTTGTCTCAGGCCACACCTCTATTTCTCGGAGTTGGTAAGGTTCAACAGCCTCACACCAGTTACCTGCGCTCACCCAGCTAATCAGGGGAAATCTCCTTATTTCTGTGTGTGGACGAGGACTTGAAACATTGTTCAGGTTGGAGTCTGGATAATCAACCATCCCATCAGAACTTAATACAAGCTCCTTCAATCCTAGCTGCTTCATGATCGCTGCAATATCTTCAATACTTGGTTCGCGGCGGCCATTAAGCCAATGACCTATCGCCCCTTGAGTCTTACCGAGAGCTTCAGCAAGTTTATCCTGGGTTAGGCCTATTTGTTTCATTCTGGCTTTCGCCAGCTCATTCCACGGTGTTTTCATGCGCCGATTATTACGAGATGTATTGACTGTGACAACACACATATTGTATTAATTACCTTGCTTTTATTTAGTACGAAATGTATTATTAAGTTACGTACCATCCTGAGGAGATATACCGATGAGCAATCTTCGGAAAATCCGGGAAACCATGAAGGTATCCCAGGCCGTTCTGGCCGAAAAGGTTGGGTGTACTCAGGGAGCAATTGGTCATTACGAATCAGGGCGACGCCATCCGGATTTGAGAATGTGCCGCCAGCTCGTAGAGGCGCTCAACAGTTTTGGCGCGAATGTTCAGCTAGACGATGTGTTCCCACCTGAACTTAATGCTGCCTAAGTAGTACCGCTCTTTACCAATCTGAACCGCCGACAACGCGGTAAACATATTTCAAGGCGCATCAACGAATGCGCACAACTAACTATTAACTACAGGAAATACTAAGTAATGGAACTCACAAATCACAGCAAAAAGATACGCGAAGTGGAAACAGAAATGCGCGCCCGACTCGTATCAATGGGTCAGACAAATTTTGCAAAGATGGCGGGATGGTCTGATTCAAAAGTAAGCCGCCTGAACATTCAGGATATGGCGGTGACGTTCGTTCTTCTGGAGAAGGTATGGGAGACGAGCTTAATCAGGGAAGTGGCAAGGCAAGCAGTGGAAGCTGTTATGCCGAGAAATAAAAAACGCCCGGCGGCAACCGAGCGTTCTGACCAAATCCAGATGGATTTCTAAGGATATCAGGAGAGGTAATTATGACAAAACGTAGTAAAAAATACCAGGAAAAAGAAGAGATTCGACATCCTGATTCACCTGAGGGATTAGTGGTAGCCGCAGCAAATAACAGGGCGTTCGCAGAGCGCCTTGTTGGTGTTTACAGACTAGCCAAAGCAGGAGTGAAACATGGGCGTCGTTAAGTTAGCAGACTACAGACCGTTAGAACCGGTCGTGGAGCGTAATGTGGCAGATCTCGATGATGGTTACGCCAGACTATCAAATATGCTGCTTGAGGCTTATTCAGGTGCAGATCTGACCAAGCGACATTTTAAAGTGCTGCTTGCCATTCTGCGTAAAACCTATGGGTGGAATAAACCAATGGACAGAATCACCGATTCTCAACTTAGCGAGATTACAAAGTTACCCGTCAAACGGTGCAATGAGGCCAAGTTAGAACTCGTCAGAATGAATATTATCAAGCAGCAAGGCGGAATGTTTGGGCCAAATAAAAACATCTCAGAATGGCGCATCCCTCAAAATGAGGGAATATCCCTCAAAACAGGGGATAAAACATCCCTCAATTTGAGGGAGTGTTATCCCTCAAAACAGGGGGACACAAAAGACACTATTCAAAAGAAAGAAATACAAGATAAAAACACTATGTCCGAAAGCGTTCGGACGGAGTGTGAAAAATCATCTGACCGTCACGAAGAAACCGATAAGGCATTCGAGGAAATATTCTGGTGTGCCGGTATGCGAAAAGCCGGGAAGAAAAACGCAGCTTCGGCATTCAGAACACAGTTCAGGGAATGGCGTAAAACTACCAGGGGTACGGCAAGCGAGTTTGCCACGATGCTGGCAGAAGACATCGCATGCAGGAATGGTAAGCAGTTCGGATTCGACAGGTTGTTACCATCAAGCTACCTGAACGGTCAGCGCTGGAACGACGAAAAGCCAGAAACAATTCAACCACAATCCAAACCATCATCCGCAATCACCGTATCGAAAACTGGCTACGTGTTTTTCGACAGGTGAATCATGAAATCCAGAATCAAATCGTTACTTATCGCTGGCTATAACCATGGCTGGCTTAGTTCTGCATACGTTGAGTTCTGGTTTAACCGTCTCGATCTGAGGTCAGCGTAATGACTCCAAGTGAACTGAGCGACCTGTTATGGGCGCAGGTTGACAGGGTGGCTCCGCACCTGTTGCCAAGCGGCAAGAAAGAGGGGCAAGAGTGGGTTGCCGGCAACGTCAACGGCGACAAGGGAAACAGCCTGAAGATTAACCTTAGCGGTAAGAAAAAATGGGCTGATTTCGCTGAGGGAGACGGCGGTGACATGCTTGATTTGTGGATGGCATGTCGTGGAATTAACCTGCATCAGGCTATGCAGGAGGCGAAGGCATTTCTCGGTATCAAGGATGATGATCACCACTTCGACGCCAGACGTGAGAAGAAATTCTCCAGACCTGACCGCAAGAAAATCGCCCGTTACGTTACCAGAACAGAATCCCATCTTGAGTACCTGCAATCGCGTGGCATATCTCCAGAAGTCGTAAAGCGCTACGAGGTTGTCAGCGGCAAGGTGTGGAATGGAGAGCGGGAACTGGATGCTTTGGTGCTTCCGTACAAACGCGATGGTGAGTTGTTGCAGGTCAAGAGAATCAGCACTGAACGTCCGGACGGGAAGAAAGTCATCATGGCAGAAGGTGACTGTGAACCTTGTCTGTTCGGATGGCAGGCTCTCGATACTGGCGTGAGGGCGGTTGTACTTTGCGAAGGCGAAATTGATTGCATGAGCTATGCGCAATATGGAATTCCGGCACTATCTGTCCCGTTCGGTGGCGGGAAAGGCGCTAAGCAACAGTGGATTGAGTTCGAATTCCATAACCTCGACAGGTTTGAGGAAATATTCATTTCGATGGACGTTGATGATGTAGGTCGTGAAGCTGCAAGGGAAATCGCAAGCCGACTGGGTGAACATCGCTGTCGTCTGGTTACACTGCCACACAAAGATATCAACGAATGCCTGATGAACGGCGTCACCGAGGATGAAATCTGGCAGTACATCGGGACAGCGTCATATTTCGACCCCGAAGAGCTTTACAGCGCCCGTGAGTTTTATCAGGACACCGTCAATGCTTTCTACGGCAAGCAGCAGTATCTGTTTAACCCACCGTGGGAAACGCTGGCTTACAACTTCCAGTTCCGTGAGGCGGAGTTAACTCTTGTCAATGGCGTGAACGGTCACGGAAAAACGGAGGTTGTCGGGCATATGGCACTTGAGGCCATGAGGCAGGGGGTAAAAACATGCGTCGCATCGCTTGAACTGAAGCCCGGGATTCTGCTTAAACGCCTGACCCGGCAGTCTACATGTTGCAAAATGCCGCCAGTTCTGGAAATCGAATCAGCATTTAAGTTTTACGATGACCGGCTCTGGTTATTTGGACTGACAGGTACGGCCAAGGCTGAACGCCTGATTGAAATCTTCACATACGCCAGAAGACGCTACGGCATCCAGTTATTCATCATCGACAGCCTCATGAAGTGCGGGATTGGCGATGACGATTACAACGGACAAAAGGCGTTTGTTGACGCGCTGTGCGACTTCAAGAATAAAACCAACTCTCACATTATCCTCGTCACTCACTCCAGAAAAGGAGACAGCGAAGAGAAACCTACCGGAAAAATGGACGTAAAAGGCTCAGGGGCGATTACAGACCTGACAGATAACCTGTTTATCATCTGGCGCAATAAAGCTCGCGAGAGAGCGTTACAGCGCGTTCAGGCTGGCGAGCAAATTAACGAGAAAGACCAGCAACTTCTTGCTGCGCCCGCATCTGTTTTAATGCTTGAGAAGCAGCGAAACGGTGAAGGGTGGGAAGGTGGCGTGCCGTTATTTCTTGACGAGCAGTCTCACCAGTTCCTGCAAATGGAGGGTGCGTCACCATACAACTACATCGCTAACATGCCGAAGTCGGAGTATGACGAAGTGTGGAGGCAGGAGAATGTTACGGAGTACTGAATGAACAACCAAATAATACCTGAAATGCTTTTGAATCCCCGCTTCATTGCTGTTTTGAACAGATGTATCGGCGAAGAAGAGCTCATTATGCAATTCGAAAGGTTGTCAGGCGTCACTCGACCACCAAAGGGGCAACATCCAATAGAGCTGATGGTTGATAAAGCGACAGGATTTTATGATGAGCGGTGGAGACTGTTTTTTGAAGCATTTATCCCGTTCGTCTATGAGTTTATATGGCTCACATGGAGAGACCGTGACAATGAGGAGTACTGGCAATGACCATCTACATCACTGAGCTAATAAATATCCTCCGGCATAGCCGGAGGTTTTTCAGATGCGCCTGTAAGGCTCTCTTACCAGCCGCGCCCTAACAGGCGCATACGATCTGACATTTGCATCAAACTTCGTTACTTACGGCCCGTAAACGGGCTGCCCGGATAAGGGATCGATAATTGCTCACCCATTTTATCCTCTTCAAGCTGATGCTTTATGTAGTCCTGTATCTTCGCCGTGTTCTTACCCACCGTATCGACATAGTACCCTCTGCACCAGAACTCCCTGTTCCTGTATTTGAATTTTAGATCCCCAAACTGCTCGTAAAGCATCAGACTACTTTTACCCTTCAGATATCCCATGAAACTCGACACACTCATCTTCGGCGGGATCTCCAGAAGCATGTGAATATGATCTGCACAACATTCCGCTTCCAGAATTCGTACGCTTTTCCATTCACACAATTTTCTTAATATGCTGCCTACTGCCCTACGCTTCTCTCCATAGAACGCTTGTCTTCGGTATTTGGGCGCGAAAACTATGTGATATTTACAGTTCCATCGGGTGTGCGCTAAGCTCTTTTCGTCCCCCATTGGGACCCCCTTTTGATTTCTTGTTGAACTTTTGCAGTTGCCAGACCGCAAGATGTTTTAACAAATCAAAAGGGGTTTTAATAACTGGCTTAAAGCTGAAAGCTTTCCGGAACCCCCAGCCTAGCTGGGGGTTTTCCATAGACAATAACAGGCCTGCTGATAATCGCAGGCCTTTTTATTTGGGGGAGTGGGATTTGAACGAGAGCTACCGACAGTTTGAAGATTGGTGGTCAAAAGAAAAAAGCCAGTTTACGGATGACGACGAATTAAAAAATTTTTCTTGGGTTATATGGCAGGCATCGCGCTCTGCCATTGAAATAACCGCGCCAAAGTTTATAGACAGCAGAGAGGCATTAGCTAAAGGATTTACTGTTGATTATTCCAATGGCTTTGGTGATGGAATGGATGCTTATGAGGAAAACATCCGCGCCGCTGGAATCAAAGTGAAGGAGTGAGTATGAGCGCATACGAAGAAATCATGTTAGCTCTGCGATTCTTTTTCGATGTTGAAGAAGATGAAAACGTAAACGAGATATCGGGCAAGACCATGATCCGATAGGGACTATTGCAGCCGCACTTGACGATTACAGGAGCGTGGGAGATGAAGCAAACATACCTGCTTCGCAACGAAGCAATCAGAAATAACGCCATAGACGCCATTCTCTCACTACCCATCGATGACAAGTCACCCCACGAAGTCCACGTTAAAGCACCCAAGCGAACCAAAGCACAGAACGACCGTATGTGGCCGATGCTTCAGGACGTCTCCCGTCAGGTGCTTTGGCATGGTCAACGATTGTCTCCGGAAGACTGGAAAGACATCTTCACTGCGCTGTGGATCAAGACTAAAAAGCTGGAGCAAAGAAGCGTGCCAGGTATTGATGGCGGTGTTGTTCTTCTTGGGGTACGTACCAGCAAGATGAGGAAGGCGAGCATGACAGAGCTTATCGAAATTATGTTCTGGTTCGGCTCAAAGCGTAACGTGCGATGGAGTGATGATTCCCGTCGAGAGTACGAGTGGTCACAACGAACAGGGAGGGCAGCATGAGACGACAGCGACGAAGTATCACCGACATAATCTGCGAAAACTGCAAATACCTACCAACGAAACGCTCCAGAAATAAACCCAAGCCAATCACAAAAGAATCTGACGTAAAAACCTTCAATTACACGGCTCACCTGTGGGATATCCGGTGGATTAGAGAACGTGCGAGGAAAACAAAGTGATTGACCCAAATCGAAGTTACGAACAGGAAAGTATAGCGAGAGCCTTATGCGCCGGATGCAACAAGCAACTGGCACAAGATGAAATTTACGCCTGTGCAGAATGCGTTAACGAATGGCTGGTATATCGCGATCCACATTCAGATATGACAGGAGATAAGGATGGCTAACACAAATATGTATTCACCAAACGAGCAGGATTATATCCGCAGGGTTGCCGGAAAAGTCCCTGCTGACGTTATGGCATCCACCATAGGAAGAACCAGAAACAGCCTGGTTAACTGGGCAAATCGTCACGGAATAAGCCTGAGGGTTCCTTACGGAATACTTAAAAAGCACTGGCCTGAATATGCTGAAAAAATGACAAAAGGTGGAAGAAATGGCGCTAAAGAGAGATAAGTTTGATGACGTTTTCTCCCAACTGGTGAGGGAGCGAACGGACTGGCAATGCGATTACTGCGGACGATCATTCCATCACGAAAGACAAAAACTCCACTGCTCCCACTTCAAATCCCGACGACACAAAGCAACCCGATACCATCCCTATAACGCCTTCGCCCACTGTATTGGCTGTCACCGAAAACTTGAAGAAGACCCATACGAATTCACCGCGCATGCGGAGATTGTCTATGGGGAGATGACAATAGAGCGTGTAGCGCGTCTGGCGTGCATTCCTGTGCGCTTAAAGCCGTGGCAGATGGATGAGCTATACCAGCACATGAAGAGCGAACTGAAGCGGTTACAGGAGCTAAGGGCGCAGGGTGTTACAGGGCGCATCGATTTCACATTGCCAGACTGGTATCAGGACGGAATTCAACTCCGCATGGGGGAGGCAGCGTGAGAGATATACAGCAGGTTATGGAACGCTGGGGTGCATGGGCGGCTGATAATTGGGAGGATGTTTACTGGCCTCCTGTAGCTGCCGGGTTCTCTGGATTAATACCGTCTAAAGTAAGGAGCCGACTTCAATGCTGTGATGATGATGGACTCATTATTTCTAACGTTATGGCCGGGCTTCTCAGGAAGCACCCCGTAGCCCATAACCTGTTGTTTGATTATTACGTATTTGGGAAAACATTTATGCAGCTTGCGCGTGAACATCATTGCTCAGATACCCATATAGGAAAAAAATTACAGAACGCTGAGGGGATCATTGATGGCTACCTGATGGCGTTAGAGATAAAGCTGGAAATGGATCGTGATGTTCAGCGCTTTCCTGCGGAAAAAGAGGTCGCCGCTTGACGTTTAACGGTATACGGGGCTATATTTCCTGTGCAGCCGCAAAATCGGTTGCCGGGATTGGAACCCCGGATATCTGTAAAGACGCATAGCCGCGTTTGCGGTTTTTTTATGCGCTAAGCACAGTCACATTCGCGATTTATGGTGGGGCGTGCGGGGGAGTCGTAAGGCTCGCCGGGTCTTTACAGCCGGTAGTTCCAACCCTGTACGTCTCACCACCCGATGATTGGAACCTGACGGTGGTGATTAACCAAACTGTAAAGGTGATGATCATGACCGCATTAGCAATCCAACCTATCACATTCTCCTTCCATGAAGCTCACGATGTTCGCATTCAAATGATTGACGGTGAGCCGTGGTTCTGTCTCAAAGACGTATGTGAAGTTCTGGATATTAAGAACGTGAGCCAGCTTTCCGCGCAGCTTGATGAAAAGGGTATATGTAAAACATACACCCCCACGAAAGGCGGCAAACAACAGCTAGTCTACGTCAGCGAACCTAACCTCTACCGCGTCATTTTCCGCAGCAACAAGCCAGAAGCAAAACAGTTTCAGGACTGGGTATTCAATGATGTGCTTCCAGCCATTCGCAAAACTGGACGCTATCAGAAGCAACCGCCATCGGAGCCACTTAACTCAAACGACATGAGCAACCTCAAGCGCCTTGTCTGGATGATGACGGGGAACATGAGATATGAAAATGCGTGGAATGCAGGGGTGTGGTATGCCCTCCGTTCTGCAACAGGGCGACCATCCCCGCAACCTTTCACCGTTGAGGATTTGCCAGCTTTGGGCGAAGAGTGCCGCCGTATCATGAAAATCACTGCTGCTGTCCACTCTGCTGTTACAGACTTCGAAAAAGAGGCTATCCGCAAAGTTGTGCGCAGGCGTGGCGAAATTGAGCCTGTACTTAACGAAATGCGCATTAAAATGCTGGAACTGCATGAGCAGGAAAGACAGGGGATTCTGATGCTGGACAAGTTAAGCGAGCACGGCGTAAAAAGTTTAATTAATCGCAATTAATTGGTTTACGATCGTAAAAAACCTAATATCATGATAAGAGTGACTACTGCGTCATGGCGTAGAGAAATTTCAATGGTATACTGACTCGCTCAGATAACGACCCCACAGAAATGTGGGGCTTTTTGTAGTCCACCAGACCGCCACTAGCTCATCAGGAAAGAGCAGCAGCCTTCTAAGCTGTAGGTACGAGGTTCAATTCCCCGGTGGCGGTCCACATTCATGACACGTTTCAGGCAGAAAAAACCCGCCAAGGAGGTGAGGCGGGCAGTAAATACTGAACTTGAAGTAAATCAGAATATCGTTAATACAGGAGTATCCAACAAATCAACACTGCCTGATTTTCATGGTTAAGTGAAACAGATAAATCTTAAATAACCATGCAAAACTCGATGTTATTATGCAGGCGTTGCGGTGAATCCCCCTGTGCGGTGGGGCGAAATTGGTTACATGGTCTTGTGTGCAGTATGTCCCTGGTCGCGAGTCACGGTATGACCAGCCAAAGGCTCACCGGGAGGCACCCGGCACCGCAACGTACACTCACTCATTATTAAATCAAAGGCTGCTTCGGTAGCCTTTTCTTTATGCCACTGCCATGTAGCGGGGATCGGCTCCCGCACCCATCACAGGGCTGCGCATTTGCGTGGCTTTTTTTATTTCCGTTACAGCACCATCCGGTCACCGGAGGTGGGGCATATGAAAATGGACGAAAGATACAGTAATGCGGCCTACGGCAGCGCTGGTCTTGCGGCTTTCTTTGCCAGCCTGTCATTGCAGGACTGGGGCTTCATCATTGGCGTCGCATTCAGCATTATCCTCGGCGTCCTGACATACAGGCTTAACAGACGTGAGCAGATGAAGCGCACAAAGATATTGCAGGACATTCTGGAAAAAACCGACCCGTGTAATCCCTCCGCCACGGTGAGGGTTATCGGCGAACTCGGTCAGAAAGCGCCAAAGGAAATCTGATGAACAGTTCCCTGAGAAACAAAATTATCGCCGCTATGGGGGGGGAGCCATTGCGATAGCGGCGGCAATGCTCGGAGGCCATGACGGACTGGAGGGCAGACGTTACGTAGCCTACCGCGATGTGGCCGGCGTAATCACGGTTTGCGACGGGCACACGGGAAAGGACATTGTACCCGGCAGGCGCTACACCGATGCGGAATGTGATGCGCTGCTGAACAAAGACCTGGCGCGCGTGAAAGCGCAGGTTGACCCGCTGATTAAGGTCAGCATCTCCGAAACGGAAAGGGCGGCGCTGTATTCGTTCGCCTACAACGTTGGCCCCGGCGCATTTGCCCGGTCTACCCTGCTGAAAAAACTCAATGCTGGCGACCATGCAGGAGCGTGTAACGAGCTTAAACGCTGGACGTATGCAGGCGGCAAGCAGTGGAAAGGCCTGGTAACACGCCGCGAGATTGAGCGCGAGGTGTGTACGTGGGGGCTGAAATGAACCGTATAACCACGGGGGTAATAGCCTCATTGTTGATTGTGGTCGCTGTACTGGCGTGGGCAACAGACCATTACCACAGTAACGCGGTACGGTTCCGGCAGCAGCGGGACACCGCCACGCACAACCTGAAGCTGGCGAACGAGACTATCAGCGATATGCAGCAACGCCAGCGTGATGTTGCCGCCCTCGATGCGAAATACACAAAGGAGTTAGCCGATGCGAAAGCTGAAAATGATGCTCTTCGGCGCAAGCTTGATAATGGTGGTCGGGTGCTCGTCAAAGGAAAATGCCCTGTGTCATCCTCAGCCGAAACCTCCAGCGCCTCCGGCATGGGCAATGATGCCACCGTCGAACTCTCTCCAGTTGCTGGACGAAACGTTCTCGGTATCCGGGACGGAATCATCAGCGACCAGGCAGCACTGAGAACGCTTCAGGAATACATCAGGACGCAATGCCTGAAATAATTTCCCTCGCATAGAAATTTGACAAGTGACTTTCATGAAAATGCCTCGTAATGCGGGGCTTTTTTATATCTGCAGTAAACCGCGCATCGCAGCGCGTAACAATCCCGAGTCTTTCAGAAAGCTGAGCCTGAGAACTGCCGTATATGGTGGCGACCATCTCGGGGCGGCTTTTCTGTGCGAACAGGCTCATCTTTCTAAAAGGTAAGACGCTATGAATATCGTTCCACTGAATTACAAAGGCGAACCTATCCGCTTCAATACTGATGGCTGGATTAATGCCACTGATATTGCAAAACGTTTCGGGAAGCGTCTGGATCACTGGTTGGCCAACGCTGAAACTCTCGAATACGTTAGAGCATTGGATGAGGTTTATTCAGGTGAACCATCGAAAATTCTACATACCCGTGATTCCGGGTATGTAAAAACAAGCAAGGCACGAAAGGACAGGGGCGGCGGAACATGGCTGCATCCAAAGTTATCAGTTGCCTTTGCAAGATGGTGCGATCCGAAATTCTCCGTCTGGTGCGACCTGCACATTGATAGCCTGCTTCGTGGTGAACTGACTGAGCAGCAGAAATATGAGCAAGCGTGTCGCATTCGTGATGACCGGAAATCAAAAGCCAGCAATGGAGCAAGAGAGATGGCTCGCTGGCGATGGGATAAGCCGGTCATTGAAGCCAATGTTGAGTTCTGGCGCGAGCAACTACAGTTGACTCTCGATATCGCGTGCTGATGGTAAACGCAAAACTGCGTTATCGGAAAAATCAAAGAATTACGAGAACTGCTAAACGGCTATCCATTACAAAGCCTATCTACGGGTGGGCTTGATAATGAAACCTGAGTTTATTTCCTGTCAAACAATATTCAATTAGCAGCAGTACAGCGACATAACCCAAGCCAGTAAGTGGGGAAATAACACTGGCAGCCACTGAAAGATGAACCTCCTTCCTTATGGCAAAAAAGATTCTTTGTGGTGGCGGACTGATGGAAAGACATCGGTTATTGCAGAGGCCATTCAATGAGTGGTCTAGACAATGGCTTATCCCAACAACCGGAGCCAACATAATGGCAGAGATTACAGCATTGACAGAATTACAGCAGATGAACCTCGATATCCTCCGTTTAGTTCAAAGCGATACCGCAGCAGCAGAGAAAGCGATCGCATTCGTTGCTGGAAGTAAGCTGAACTTCGAACTGTTCAAAGACCAACTGGTTTTGGCGCAGGGTGAAGGAACGGCATTAGCTCGCGCAGAAAAGGCTATTCGTGAGGCAAAAGAAGCGTTAGACCTGTTCACTGCCGGAGTATAATCATGGCAAATCCAAATTTCACGCCATCGTGGCCTCTCTACAAAGATGCTGACGGTGCATATGTGTCTGCTCTTCCGATTAAAGCTATCAAATACGCTAATGACGGAAGTGCAAGCGCAGAATTCGATGGTCCGTATGCTGACCAGTACATGTCAGCGCAAACAGTAGCTGTATTCAAGCCGGAGGTTGGTGGATATCTGTTCCGAAGCCAGTACGGCGAGCTGCTCTATATGAGCAAGACAGCATTTGAAGCTAAGTACACTTCCGCAAGCGGTTCAGTAACGAATGCAGATACGGCGGATAAGTTGTCAACGGCCCGTACTATCACACTAACCGGCGCTGTCACAGGTTCAACGTCATTTGATGGTTCGGCTAACGTGACTATCGCAACTACCCAAGGAAGCTAACAAGGAAATGATATGGCGGCTGAAGAGAAGAAAATTGGTCGCCCATCGGCTTACAAACCAGAGTATGCCGAGCAGGCGAGAAAACTTTGTCTGTTAGGGCATACAGATGCGGAACTGGCTTCTTTCTTTGATGTTAGCGAGCAAACAATCAATGCGTGGAAGCACGCGCATCCTGATTTTCTTGAGTCCATAAAAAAGGGTAAGGCTGTTGCGGACAGTGAAGTCGCCGCAAAGTTATTCCACCGCGCCACCGGGTACGAACACCCAGAAGATGATATTCGCGCTGTCGATGGTTCGATCGTCATAACTCCTACTGTGAAACATTATCCACCCGATACGACTGCTGCCATTTTCTGGCTTAAGAACAGGCAGCGAGATAAATGGCGTGACAAACAGGAAGTAGAACACACCGGAGAGGTTAGCCTGATTCAGCGCATTCAGGAGGCCCGTAAACGCGCAAGGGGTGAGTGATGTCATCAGAATTTGAGGCAATGCTTGCCGACGATATGGGGCGATTCTTCTATGACCCACTCGGATTTGTGATGTATGCATTTGAGTGGGGAGTTGGCGAGCTTGATGGCTTCGACGGTCCAGATGAGTGGCAGAAAGAGTTTCTCACTGATTGGGGTGAGGCGATTCGCACTAACAACTTTGATGGTGTAAAGCCAGTAGAAGCATACCGCTGTGCAACAAGTTCAGGGCACGGCATCGGGAAGAGCGCGCTAACTGCCTGGGTAATTCTCTACATCATGAGCACCAGACCGTTCTGCAAGGGCGTTGTAACCGCCAACACCTCAGAGCAGCTTCGAACCAAAACATGGGGCGAGCTTGGCAAGTGGAAGAAGCGGTGCATTACCGGGCACTGGTTCGAATACAACAACGGCAAAGGCAACATGAATATCTACCATGTAGATCACATGGAGTCATGGCGTTGCGACGGCCAGACCTGCCGCGAGGAAAATAGCGAATCATTTGCTGGTCTTCATGCTGCAAACTCAAGCCCGTTCTACATCTTCGATGAAGCTTCTGCGGTGCCTGACAAGATTTGGGAGGTGGCAGAGGGAGGCCTGACAGACGGAGAGCCTTTCTGGTTCGCGTTCGGCAACCCGACACGTAACACCGGGCGCTTCCGTGAATGTTTCCGTAAATTCAAGCATCGCTGGAGGCGCAAGCAAATTGATAGCCGTCTGGCGAAGATGACGAACAAAGAGCTCATTGAAGAATGGCGAAACGATTACGGTGAGGATAGCGACTTCTTTAAAGTACGCGTTCGTGGCCTCTTCCCGTCTGCGTCTGACCTGCAATTTATTCCCCAAAGCTATGCTGATGCCGGTATGTCAAGAAAGCTGGAGCACAGTCAATATGGATTCGCTCCAAAGATTATCGGCGTTGACCCGGCATACTCAGGCAGTGATGAGGCGTGTATCTATCTGCGGCAGGGGCTTTATTCAAGGCTTTTAGGCTCTTACCCTAAAACAGACGACGATGTGAAGTTTGCTCAGGTAGTGGCTGCTATCGAGGATGAACACAAAGCTGACGCGGTGTTCATTGATTTCGGTTACGGCACGGGTATTCATTCTGTTGGTAAGTCGTGGGGCAGAAAGTGGCAACTTGTGAGCTTCGCGGGAGAATCGAAAGACCCGGCAATGCTCAATAAGCGCGGCGAGATGTGGAACGCAATGAAATCCTGGCTGAATGAAGGCGGAAGCATTGATGACCAGCAGACCGCTGATGAGATTGTCGCCCCTGAATACAAAGTAAAGCTAGACGGTAAGATTGTTCTGGAGTCGAAAGACGATATGAAACGCCGTGGCGTTCCATCACCCAATCGGGCCGATGCACTGGCGCTGACGTTTGCATTCCCGGTAGTTAAAAACAAACCTTCAAAAGCAATTCCCGCACCGATTAGACCAGTACGCAGAGGACGATAATGGCCGACAATGAAAACAGGCTGGAGAGCATCCTGTCGCGCTTTGATGCGGACTGGACAGCCAGCGATGAAGCCAGAAGGGAGGCCAAGAATGATCTCTTCTTCTCCCGTGTATCTCAGTGGGATGACTGGCTATCACAATACACAACCCTACAATATCGCGGGCAGTTCGATGTGGTACGTCCTGTGGTGCGAAAACTCGTTTCTGAGATGCGTCAGAACCCTGTTGATGTTCTGTATCGTCCAAAGGATGGAGCAAGTCCTGACGCTGCTGATGTGCTAATGGGCATGTATCGCACAGACATGCGACACAATACGGCAAAAATCGCGGTCAACGTCGCTGTTCGTGAGCAGATTGAATCTGGCGTAGGTGCGTGGCGTCTGGTCACTGACTACGAAGATCAAAGTCCGACGAGCAACAATCAGGTTATCCGTCGAGAGCCTATCCATAGTGCCTGCTCCCATGTTATCTGGGACAGCAACAGCAAACTGATGGACAAGTCTGACGCCCGTCACTGCACAGTTATCCACTCAATGAGCCAGAATGGTTGGGGGGATTTCGCAGAAAAATACGACCTCGATGCTGATGATATTCCATCATTCCAGAACCCCAACGATTGGGTATTTCCATGGCTGACGCAGGACACAATTCAGATCGCTGAGTTTTACGAAGTGGTCGAGAAGAAAGAGACGGCGTTTATTTACCAAGACCCGGTTACGGGTGAGCCGGTAAGCTACTTTAAGCGCGATATTAAAGACGTCATCGACGACCTGGCTGATAGTGGATTTATCAAAATTGCAGAGCGCCAGATTAAGCGTCGCCGGGTATACAAATCAATTATCACCTGCACCGCTGTACTCAAAGACAAGCAGCTCATTGCTGGCGAACATATCCCCATTGTTCCGGTATTCGGCGAGTGGGGCTTCGTTGAAGATAAAGAAGTGTATGAGGGTGTCGTCCGACTGACAAAAGACGGTCAGCGTCTGCGCAACATGATTATGTCGTTCAACGCCGACATCGTGGCCCGTACTCCGAAGAAGAAGCCGTTCTTCTGGCCTGAACAGATTGCAGGCTTTGAGCATATGTATGACGGTAACGACGATTACCCGTATTACCTGCTCAATCGCACGGATGAGAACAACGGAGAAATGCCAACTCAGCCGCTGGCATATTACGAAAATCCGGAAGTTCCACAGGCCAATGCCTATATGCTGGAAGCGGCCACCGCGGCAGTGAAAGAGGTCGCGACGCTAGGTGTTGATGCAGAGGCGGTAAACGGTGGACAGGTAGCCTACGACACTGTTAACCAGCTAAACATGCGCGCTGACCTTGAGACATACGTGTTTCAGGATAATCTGGCTACCGCTATGCTCCGTGACGGTGAGATTTACCAGTCGATAGTTAATGACATCTACGATGTTCCTCGCAACGTGACAATCACCCTTGAGGATGGCAGCGAAAAAGATGTTCAGCTAATGGATGAGGTTGTTGACCTTGCCACTGGTGAACGGCAGGTACTGAACGATATCAGGGGGCGCTATGAGTGCTACACGGATGTTGGGCCATCATTCCAGTCCATGAAGCAGCAAAACCGTGCAGAAATTCTTGAGTTGCTCGGCAAGACGCCACAGGGAACGCCAGAATATCAACTGCTGTTGCTTCAGTACTTCACCCTGCTTGATGGTAAAGGTGTTGAGATGATGCGTGACTATGCCAATAAGCAGCTTATTCAGATGGGCGTTAAGAAGCCGGAAACACCTGAAGAGCAGCAATGGTTTGTCGAAGCGCAGCAGGCCAAACAAGGACAGCAAGACCCGGCAATGGTTCAGGCGCAGGGTGTGCTGTTGCAAGGTCAGGCTGAACTGGCTAAAGCGCAGAATCAGACGCTATCTCTTCAAATCGACGCGGCTAAAGTCGAAGCTCAAAACCAACTTAACGCTGCCAGAATCGCAGAAATCTTCAACAACATGGACCTCAGTAAACAATCTGAGTTTAGAGAGTTCCTTAAAACCGTTGCTTCATTCCAGCAGGACCGCAGCGAAGACGCTCGCGCAAATGCTGAGTTGCTCCTTAAAGGCGATGAACAGACGCACAAGCAGCGAATGGACATTGCCAATATCCTGCAATCGCAGAGACAAAATCAACCTTCCGGCAGTGTAGCCGAGACACCTCAATAAGAGAGAGTTAATCATGGAACCAACCACCGAAATTCAGGAAACTGAAGACTTAACCCTGTCCGGCGATCATGCAGCGGCATCTGCTGATAGCTTAGTTGTCGATAATGCCAACGACAATGCAGGTCAGGAAGAGGGCTTTGAGATTGTCCTGAAGGACGATGAGACAGCACCAAAACAAGACCCGGCAAAGAACGCAGAATTCGCCCGCCGCCGCATCGAGCGCAAACGACAGCGCGAGCTTGAGCAGCAGATGGAAGCAGTTAAACGCGGAGAATTGCCGGAGAGTTTACGGGTAAACCCTGACCTTCCACCTCAGCCGGATATTAATGCCTATCTGTCAGAAGAAGGCCTGGCCAAATATGACTATGACAACAGCCGTGCGCTTGCCGCTTTCAATGCTGCTAATACCGAATGGCTAATGAAAGCGCAGGACGCCCGCAGCAATGCCGTAGCAGAACAGGGCCGCAAGACTCAGGAGTTTACCCAGCAATCAGCGCAATACGTCGAAGCTGCCCGCAAACACTATGACGCGGCAGAAAAGCTCAATATCCCTGACTATCAGGAGAAAGAAGACGCATTTATGCAACTGGTTCCGCCTGCGGTTGGGGCCGACATTATGCGCCTGTTCCCGGAGAAGTCCGCCGCGCTCATGTATCACCTGGGTGCAAACCCGGAGAAAGCCCGCCAGTTACTGGCGATGGATGGGCAGTCCGCGCTGATTGAACTCACTCGACTATCCGAACGCTTAACTCTCAAGCCTCGCGGTAAACAAATCTCTTCCGCTCCCCCTGCTGACCAGCCGATTACCGGTGATGTCAGCGCAGCAAATAAAGATGCCATTCGTAAACAGATGGATGCAGCTGCGAGCAAGGGAGATGTGGAAACCTACCGCAAGCTAAAGGCAAAACTTAAAGGAATCCGATAATGGCTATTTGCCGTGGTTAGGGTGAAATTTATGTTTTAAATGCAACTCTTGGATGGCTTTTTTTGCTTCATCCAAGGTGGTGCAGTATTTAACATATTTCTTACCATCACTACGGCATTGGGCGACGTATTTATTCAGTGATTTATTCCAGTAAACACCATGCACTCCAGAGGCATTTACTTGCCTGCCCTTGTTTTTCATGTTCCCGCTTCGGTCGACAATTCTCAGGTTTTCAAGCCTGTTATTTGTTCCATCTCGGTCAATGTGATCAACTTCAAACCCTTGAGGAATAGCACCATTGTGCATTTCCCAAATGATTCTATGGGCCATATATGGCTTGGCGTTTATTTCGATAGTTATGTAAAAGGTATGGCGACAGTCTCTTTTTGTCCCCGCTGGCTTACCTGCATATCTTGAATTCCATCTCCTCGTCTTGGATTCAGCAGAACCGCGTAAATTAGTGGTGCCTGGAGTCTCCTTAAAGACTCTGTTTTTCCATTTTAAAATGCCAAGTTCTGCATCGTAATCAAACAAATCGTTGAACTTCGTCATCAGCCATTGCTCCTTTTCAATAGACTAATTTTAACACAGGATATGGCAAAAATGCTTAATGAAGGTCAAATTGTTACACTGGCGGTGGATGAGATTATTGAAACCATCTCCGCAATCACTCCAATGGCGCAGAAAGCCAAGAAATATACCCCACCTGCGGCTTCTATGCAGCGCTCCAGCAATACCATCTGGATGCCTGTAGAGCAGGAGTCCCCCACTCAGGAGGGTTGGGATTTAACTGATAAAGCGACAGGGTTACTGGAGCTTAACGTCGCGGTAAACATGGGAGAGCCGGATAACGACTTCTTCCAGTTACGCGCCGATGACTTGCGAGACGAGACTGCGTATCGTCGCCGCATCCAGTCCGCCGCTCGCAAGCTGGCGAATAACGTTGAGCTGAAAGTCGCAAACATGGCCGCCGAGATGGGGTCATTGGTTATCACTTCGCCGGACGCTATCGGCACGAACACCGCAGACGCATGGAACTTTGTGGCCGATGCAGAAGAAATCATGTTCTCCCGCGAACTTAACCGCGACATGGGGACATCGTACTTCTTCAACCCACAGGACTACAAAAAGGCGGGTTATGACCTGACTAAGCGTGATATCTTCGGGCGCATCCCTGAAGAAGCATACCGCGATGGCACCATTCAGCGGCAGGTTGCAGGCTTCGATGATGTTCTGCGCTCTCCGAAACTTCCTGTGCTGACAAAATCCACCGCAACTGGAATCACTGTATCCGGTGCGCAGTCCTTCAAGCCTGTCGCATGGCAACTGGATAACGATGGCAACAAAGTTAACGTTGATAACCGTTTTGCTACCGTCACCCTGTCTGCAACTACCGGCCTGAAACGCGGCGACAAAATTTCGTTTACTGGCGTGAAGTTCCTTGGTCAGATGGCTAAGAACGTACTGGCGCAGGACGCTACTTTCTCCGTAGTTCGCGTTGTTGATGGTACTCACGTTGAAATCACGCCGAAGCCTGTAGCACTGGATGATGTTTCTCTTTCTCCTGAGCAACGGGCATACGCCAACGTTAACACCTCGCTGGCTGATGCAATGGCGGTGAACATCCTGAACGTTAAGGATGCTCGCACCAACGTGTTCTGGGCTGATGACGCCATCCGTATTGTGTCTCAGCCCATTCCGGCTAACCACGAACTGTTTGCAGGTATGAAAACTACCTCATTCAGCATCCCGGATGTCGGCCTTAACGGTATCTTCGCTACGCAGGGTGATATTTCTACCCTGTCCGGCCTGTGCCGTATTGCGCTGTGGTATGGCGTGAACGCGACACGTCCGGAAGCAATCGGTGTTGGCCTGCCTGGTCAGACTGCGTAACCAACAGGGGCTTCGGCCCCTTTCTTTATGGAGTGGCTATGAAAATAGCAATCTATAAGTCAGGTGGAAGCGTCATGGTATGGGGCGTAATGGCTCAGATGAAGGTCATCGACTCCAGCGAACTTCCCGAATATGTCAAAGATGGCTGGTTTAACCATCCTTCAAAGTTGCTGTCCTCGGAATCAGGCGATGCCAAGCCGCGCAAAGGACGTAAGCCCAAGGCGGTAAGCGATGCAGATAAAGACTAAAGGCGATCTGGTCAGGGCAGCACTGCGTAAGCTTGGTGTAGCATCAGATGCAACTCTCACTGATGTTGAGCCACAGTCTATGCAGGATGCCGTAGATGACCTCGAAGCGATGATGGCTGAGTGGTATCAGGACGGGAAAGGCATTGTTACCGGGTATGTATTCTCAGATGATGATAACCCGCCAGCCGAAGGTGACGACCACGGTCTTCGCTCAAGCGCAATCAGCGCAGTATTCCACAATCTGGCTTGCAGAATTGCTCCGGATTATGCGCTTGAGGCTACCGCCAAAATTATCGCAACCGCTAAATATGGGAAGGAGCTTCTCTATAAGCAGACCGCCATCGCCAGAGCAAAAAGAGCTCCTTACCCGTCACGCATGCCAACAGGCAGCGGTAATAGTTTCGCCAATCTGAACGAATGGCATTATTTCCCCGGAGAGCAGAATGCCGATTCAACAACTCCCCATGATGAAGGGAATGGGTAAAGACTTCAAGAATGCCGACTACATTGATTACCTACCAATCAATATGTTGGCCACACCGAAAGAAGTCCTCAACTCATCGGGTTATTTACGCTCATTCCCCGGCATAGCGAAGCACAACGATGTAAATGGTGTATCGCGTGGTGTTGAATACAATACCGCTCAGAACGCTGTATATCGCGTTTTAGGCAGTAAGCTCTACAAAGGGGAAACCGTAGTAGGTGATGTAGCTGGAAGCGGTCGCGTATCAATGGCACATGGTCGGACATCACAGGCGGTAGGCGTTAATGGTCAGCTCATCGAGTATCGCTATGATGGCACGGTTAAAACCGTCTCAAACTGGCCTGCAGACAGCGGATTCACGCAGTATGAGTTAGGCTCAGTCCGTGACATTACTCGCTTACGTGGGCGTTATGCATGGTCAAAAGACGGTACTGATTCATGGTTTATCACTGATCTTGAAGATGAGTCTCATCCTGACCGCTACAGTGCAGAATATCGCGCAGAATCGCAGCCGGACGGGATAATTGGCATAGGTTCATGGCGAGATTTCATCGTCTGCTTTGGATCGTCGACGATAGAGTATTTCTCGCTTACCGGAACAACCACAGCAGGCGCAGCGCTTTACGTTGCTCAGCCATCCTTGATGGTACAGAAGGGCATTGCCGGAACATACTGTAAAACGCCATTCGCTGATTCATATGCATTCATCAGTCACCCGGCTACTGGCGCACCTTCCGTCTACATCATCGGGTCAGGGCAGGCTTCACCAATTGCGACGGCCAGTATTGAGAAAATTATCCGCTCATACACGGCTGATGAACTGGCAACCGGGGTGATGGAGACGTTGAGGTTCGACTCTCATGAACTGCTGATTATCCATCTCCCGCGTCATGTGCTGGTTTACGATGCCTCATCAAGCCAGAACGGGCCGCAATGGTGCGTACTGAAAACAGGTTTATACGACGATGTTTATCGCGCCATCGATTTCATTTACGAAGGCAACCAGATAACGTGCGGCGATAAATCAGAAGCAGTGACAGGGCAGTTGCAATTCGACATCAGCAGCCAATACGGACTACAGCAAGAACACCTGTTGTTTACCCCCCTCTTCAAAGCGGACAATGCCAGATGCTTCGACCTCGAAGTTGAATCATCCACTGGTGTTGCTCAATACGCTGACCGCCTGTTCCTGTCTGCAACCACAGACGGAATCAATTACGGTCGCGAACAGATGATTGAGCAGAATGAGCCTTTTGTGTACGACAAGAGAGTTTTATGGAAGCGTGTAGGGCGTATTCGTAGATTAATCGGATTCAAACTGCGGGTAATCACAAAATCACCAGTAACACTATCCGGGTGTCAAATTCGTCTGGAGTAACATATGGCAGACCCGTCACTTAATAATCCTGTCATTATTCAGGCCACTCGTCTTGATGCCTCAATCCTCCCCCGCGACGTCTTCAGCCAGTCTTATATGCTCTACGTAATCGCGCAGGGGGCTGACGTTGGCGCTATTGCGGGAAAGGCAAACGAAGCAGGGCAAGGTGCCTATGACGCGCAGGTAAAGAACGATGAGCAGGATGTTGAGCTTGCAGACCACGAAGCGAAAATTCAGCAGTTACGCATCGACGTAGACGACCATGAAATCCGTATTACTGCAAATACCAATGCAATTGCGACGCTGGATGTCAGACTAACCACGGCTGAAGGCGAAATAGTCACCTTACAGGCTGATGTCAGTGCTCTTGATGGTAGAGTGGCGACGGTTGAAGGAAATATTTCTGCATTGCTGGCTGATTACGTATCGAAAACAGCCACCGCAACACAATCGCTGGCGTCACCTCTCAACGTGACAACGTCCTATTCAGTTGGCGGTACCAAAGTTATCGGTGCTCGACAGACCGGATGGACAGCAGCAACAGGCGCTGCGCTTCTCGGTGCATTCAACGCTAACCAGGCATACACGGTCAGTGCCACATATACACAGTCTGAGGTATCAGCTATGGCTACCGGATTGCAGCAGGCGCGACAGCGTATAAAAGCTCTCGAAGATGCAATACGAACTCATGGATTGATCAACTGATGATTACATTCACTCCCACCCGAAACATCGACCTGATAGAAACTGTCGGCAACCATCCCGACATCATCGCCGGGAGTAACAACGGTGACGGATACGACTACAAACCTGAGTGCCGCTATTTCGAAGTGAACGTACATGGTCAGTTCGGTGGCATCGTGTATTACAACGAGATTCAGCCGCTGACCTTTGACTGCCACGCCATGTATCTGCCTGAGATTAGAGGATTCAGTAAGGAAATCGGGCTGACGTTCTGGCGATATATTCTCACCAATACCACCGTTCAGTGCGTTACATCATTTGCTGCACGCAAATTTCGACACGGTCAGATGTACTGCGCAATGATTGGCCTTAAGCGTGTAGGAACCATCAAGAAATACTTCAAAGGCGTGGATGACGTGACGTTTTACAGCGCCACACGCGAAGAACTAATCGACTTCCTGAATCACGGGAGATAGCCATGTTATATGCATTTACGCTGGGCAGAAAACTGCGCGGTGAGGAACCTTATTATCCTGAAAAAGGCGGTAAAGGCGGCTCATCAAGCAGCGGAGCAAAAGAGGCCGCAAGAGCAACACAGTACGCCGCAGACCTGCAAAACCAACAATTCAATCGTGTGATGGAACAGTTGGCACCTTACGCCGCCGCAGGTTTGCCGGCTCTCCAGCAGATTCAGCAGCTATCAACGCTGGAAGGTCAGAACAGCGCTCTCAATCAGTATTACAACTCAGACCAGTATAAACAGTTGGCTGATCAGGCTCGCTATCAAAGCCTGAATGCAGCGGAAGCCACCGGAGGTCTTGGTTCTACAGCAACATCAAACCAAATTGCATCCATTGCACCAACGCTCGGGCAAAACTGGCTTTCCGGACAGATGCAAAACTATGGCAACCTGTTAAACGTTGGTCAGTCTGCGGCAGCAGGACAGGCATCGGCTGGACAGAACTATGCAAATAACGCAGGCAATCTTGCGCAACAGATGGCGGCTATCCGCTCTCAGGGTTCTGGTCAATCCACGCTTGGAAGTGCCATTAGCGGTGGCACAAGTGGTGCTCTTGCGGGAGCTGGTCTTGCCGGGATGCTTGGCGCATCGACGCCGTGGGGGGCCGGAATTGGTGCAGGTATCGGATTGCTTGGCTCACTCTTCTAAGGAGTTATCGTGGCTACATTTCAACTTGCTGGTTTGCCATCAATGCAGGTAGCGAACCAGAACGCGCCCGGACAACCATCATTATCCAGTTACGATTTTAGCCAGCGTCCAAACTTTGGCGTTCAGCTTGCTCAAGGTCTTGGCGCAGTTGGCCTGGCAATACAGCAGAATGAGGCTGCTCAGAGGCTTTCTGACTTTCAAAAAGCTTTCGGTCAGGCTTATGCGGCAGGTGACCGCGATGCCTTGCGTCAACTTGCGGCCACCAATCCAGACCAGATTGAAACAATTCGTCAGGGCATGGGGTTTGTTGATGCTGATCGCAATCAGGCAATGGGAGATATGTCTGCACGATTGAACATCGCCGCCGCTCAGGGGCCAGAAGCGGTGATGCGAGAGCTGGCCACTCACCAAGATACGCTGCAGAAAATTGGCGTATCTCCTGAACAGGCGTGGCAGACATATCAACAAAGCCCTGAAGGCTTCACGCAGTTAACAGACCTTATTGGGATGCACGCGGTAGGACCAGAAAAGTATTTTGATATTCAGGACAAGTTGACAGGTCGCGAGATTGACCGAGGTCGACTTGCTGAAACAATCCGCAGCAATCAGGCTGGAGAAGCTCTTCAGCAACGCGGGCAAGATATCACCGTTCGCGGGCAAAACATCAGCGCTAAGAACGCGGAGCTATCGCGTGAAATTCAGCGGGCCGAATTACAGGATAAGGTTCTTGATCGTCAAATTGCCAGAGAGACTAACCAGATAAAACTTGATGAGCTTAAGCAGAAGCAAGCTGATGTTCGTCAGAAGGCTGAAATAGCTCGCGCTGACAGACAGGCCGCCGCTCAGGGAGCTGTTGATACGTTCAGCACTGCGCTTGATTCTCTCAACGAGATAGAGCAAAGCCCCGGTCTTTCAAAAGCAGTAGGCATTCGCTCAGCGTTTCCGACAGTTCCTGGCTCTGATGCGGCTAACTTTGAAGCAAGACTCGACACCTTTAAAGCTCAAACTTTCCTTCCTATGGTGCAGTCACTGAAGGGGATGGGCGCTCTTTCAGATGCTGAGGGTAAAAAATTATCCGATGCGGTTGGTGCCCTAAGCCCCAAAATGAGTGAAAAGGCTTTTCGTGACTCTATCGGAAAGATTAGAAATCAGCTTGAAAGCAAGTTGAGCACTGTTAAAAAACAGTTTGATTATCAGGAGCCGGTGCAGAATATGCCAGGGAAACAATCTCCTGCTGGAAGTAACTTTTCTTCACTATGGGGTGATTAATGGCTAAGGCATGGAAAGATGTTATCGCCTCTCCACAGTATCAGGCGTTAACTGAAGAACAGAAAGCACAGGCTCAAGCGCAATATTTTGATGAGGTTGTTGCCCCTAAGGCTGGTGACAAATGGGCTGAAGCAAGAGATCAGTTTTATGCAGCATACCCTCCGCCTCAGCAGCAGAAAGAAGAACCATCATTGATGCAACAAGCTGGCGATTGGCTCACTGGTGGTCAAAGTGCAGGGCAAATTGCAGAACAGGCTGGTCGTGGTCTGGTAAACATACCATTTGACGTATTGCAGGGTGGGGCGAGTCTCATTAACGCAATTAGTCAGGGGTTAGGCGGCCCGAAAGTGCTGGATGACGTGTATCGCCCCGTTGACCGACCGACCGATCCATATGCTCAGACGGGAGAGGCTATAGGCGGGTATTTAATTCCAGGAGTTGGAACGGCAGGAAGCATGGCTATCGGATCAGTTGCTGAGGCTGCAAATCAGCAGGGTGATTTTGCTGGCAACGTTGCAAAGAATTCCGCCATCAACCTTGGCGCTCAAGGGGCTTTGTCGGCTGTTGCAAAAGGGATTGGGAGAGGAGTTACAGCGCTGCGCGGAGAAATTTCTCAGGCTGATCAACGGTTGCTAAAGCAGGCGGCATCTGCCGATGTACCAGTTATGACGTCAGATGTTATAAAACCTTCCACCAAGCTTGGCAATCAATTGCAGGATTATTCGGAAGGAGTAATTGCCGGAACCGGTCCAATGAGAGCAGCCCAGCAGGATGCCAGAACCAGACTTGTTAATCGATTTACCGAAAACTACGGAGACTATGATCCATCCGTAGTTGTTGATAGTTTGAAGTCCGGAGTAGCGAAAGAAAAATCACTTGCCCAAGCAAAGTTAAAGGATATTGCCGGGAGGATGGTGGGAAATAAAGTCGATACAACCGGAACGATGAGAGCTATTGATGGTGCTGTAAGCGAACTTAGCAAGTTAAAGGGAGCTTCAGACACTCAGACAATATCTGCGCTCAAAGACTACAAGCAGGCTATCTTGGACACCTCTGGTGGTGATGATGCCTTTGAGTTACTTGATAAGCTGAGGACTCAATTCCGCGTGGACGTAAAAGGTGATCGCGCGGTTCTGCCTTCTCTATCACAAACGTTGGTAGACAGGGTCTACAACTCGTTAACCAATAGCCTTAGCAAATCTATAGCGAAAGGTCTTAGCCCAAAAGACGCTTCAGCATGGCGAGCAGGAAAAGCTGATTATGCAAAAATGGCAACACATGCAACTCAGACGCGCCTTAAAAACGTTCTAAACAAAGGCGATTTAACACCCGAGGCTGTAAATACCATTGTTTATGGACAATATGGGTCAGATATAGCTCGATTGTATGGGAAACTCGATCAAAAAGGTAAAGACATGCTAAGGGCTGCATATATCAGCAAAATAGCTGACAAGGTAGGTGACAGCCCTCAGAGAATGATGACTGAGCTTGGTAAGTTACAAAAGCAAGCAAATGGTCAAGTGTTTAAAACCGTATTTGGCGGGAAGAACGGCAAAGAGATAGAGGGAATGCTATCTATTCTCGAAGCTACCAAAAGAGCATCTGAGGCCAATGTTGTGACAAAAACTGGCATGACACTTGCGCCTTTAGTAAGGGTTATTGGTAATCTAAAAACTGGTGGCGCTCTCTTGGCCGGTGAAACAGGAATTGGCCTTATGTCTAGGGTTTATGAAAGCCCTATGGCAAGGAATGCGCTCTTACGTCTGGCGAACACTAAGGCAGGAACGCCAGCCTATGAAAGAGCGCTGAATAACGCCGCAAATGCCATCAGACCGCTGCTTGCCACTGAGGCAACACAGCAGTGACTAAATGCCATGGATGGCTATTCTGATAATCTTTTTAATTTATTGTATGACTCTATGGACTCTGTGCACAATTTCATGAACTCTTGAAGTGACATTCCTAGGCGAGAAATTTCCGTATTCAAAAAACGTTCAATAAATTCATCTCCGCCTGGCATCTGGGTTGTTTCTTGAAAAGCAAACAGTTGTTTAAATGTTCCACACATACCAGCAACTTTAGCTGTAACTAACATGTCGTTAGCAAATTTCAGATCCTTATCTTGCGATTGTGCAAGACTACTGATTAGAAAACAGAATGCACCTATAACCCATCGCTTCACGCCAACCTCCTTAGTTTTGAGCAGGATACCACGATGGAGCCGCAAGTGGGAGCAAAGCAAGTTGTAGGTGATAGAACTGTTATTGCAGGTTGACACCATGTATCGTAGACTTATTAGGCATAGCGTGTATGCATTAGATAGACATGCTATCTCCAATCTCCGATAAGAAGGAGGTTTGCATGAATAAGTATGATTATGAGATTGACAAAATGATGACCTTAAACACAGCTAAAGCTGGATTTGCCATAGGATTGCTGTTACAGCAAGCTTCTGTGTTTAGTTGTGAATCAGTTGTGTTGGATAACGCCACGCAGGGATATCATGCATCAGCTTTGAGTAAAGACCAGATGGATCACGATTTGCAAGTTGCTCTGTCTGCTATACAAGATCTCACAAAAATGCTTCGATACTCCTATCGTGTCCTTGCTAATGCCCATGATGAAAACGTATCTAAAGTGTTAGCTATTGTAGATCCAGAAAAATCCCAGCTTATTGAGCATCAATTGAGAGGGCTTGAAGGCGCTATGAGGGTTGCGTTTAAAGAGTCTACAGATGATTTCAAAGAGATGGCAAAGAAAGCTTATGTTGTTGTTGCTGAGGCAAGATCTGCTGTAACCAACCTAAACTCCCTTATCAAGCAACGAACCATCTCACCAGATGTGTTTGATAGCTCAGTGGATATGACTGGACTTCGCACCCTTGCCGAGCATGGGACGAAGGTCTTCCATTCTGGCAATTTCCACTGAGGTTAGCCATGCAAGTAACCGTGGAATACAATCAGGATAGCTATGATTATTTCTTCTCCCCGGTATTTGTTGAGTTTCCCGACCTGAAGCAAACGCTGGTAGATGACTTTATCATCTACAAATCAACAGGGTCGCTTCCGAACTACTTTGGTCGTGACACCTCGTACCATAGGCCTCCAGACATTGAAGATGCAGGATTAATGCATCTCCATATAGCCCTTGGTAAAAACGAATTTGAACCTATAAGAAATGGTATTGATGTGAGTACGCCGCAAAAACTTCAGTGGCACAGAACATCCAATACAGCCCTTGTATATGCGCAAAACCTTTTTGATGAGAATAGATACTCATTTATTGCGCTTTTTCATCCCGTAGCTCACATGTCGGCAAACAACGACGACAGGATGAGGCGGCTTGCCTCATATGCAAGGGAGTTTAGAAACGCAATATTCGATTAACCCACCGTCAGGTGGGTTTTTTATAAGGAGTAATCATGATTTACCCATCAAACAACCCACCAGTTTGTCTTTTTGGATACCAGCCTTGCAGTTTTTATGGAATTAATTATGCCATGCTCAAGAGCCTTGTTAGCATCCAAAATGGTCGAGTCTGCTATCAGGGATGCCCACCCAATATGGGTTCCGATGTCGATATTGAACGTCTCAACGAAGCGATCAAGATCGTTATCGAGGCATTTCCCGTACTCTCTCAATCTGGCATGGTCGGCGGCTGGGGTGGCAAAGCAAGTTGTAGGTGATAGAACGGTGATTGCAGGTTGACACCATGTATCGTAGACTTAACCTAAGGGGTATCCCTCAGGAGGAGTCATGAGCAATATTTTTATCGCAAACTTTGATGGAGTCAGCGTTCGATTTGTGAACATTGAAGACGACGTCTTTGTTTCGCAAAATGACTTTGTCTGTGCCATTAAACGATGCTTAACAGATGATATGAAGCATCTTGCTGACTTGATCGTGTCTGGCGGTGTGAAAATCTTAGGTGATGGCCAAGATAGTCGTTCAGCAATACTCGGTGATAGCGTAATTGGGGCAGCAGTTCACTTTCATGCTTTGGGGAATTTCATCACTTCGTTTGTTGAGTTGACTGACGTTGATAACCCCTCATTAAGAGAGAGTTGTTATCGCATGAATAGCCTGGTTCAATGGTATTCCTTGGCTTTGTCAGAAGCGGATGAGTATTTTGGGCGAGATGTTGCAGACTTACTCGGCTCCGTTAAGCGTAGACTCGATCGCATAGCCCCTCCGTACATTGTAAATATTTACCATGACAATGAGGTGTGGGTTGCTACTTGTGATGATTTGGGGTTGGTTACCGAAGCCACAGATTACGAGTCCTTAACTGAGAGAGTATGGGAAGTTGCAGAAGATCTGCTAGATGAAAATGATATTGACCAGCCATTCGAAACATTGCGCCTTTCATTTGTACAGAATCAGGTTGCTAATGACAGGATGGCGCTATAGACAATGGGACAAGGACTTTATCCGGAACTGAAGGAGATCCTGCTCGCATACAAATGTTTATTTGTTCGACAGGGGAAAGGTAGCCATGAAATATGGCGAAGTCCTATTACGAACAAAGCATTCAGCGTTCCATTTACAATAGTTTCAAGGCATACGGCTAACGCAATTCTTCGCCAGGCAGGAATAAACAAGAAAATTTAACCCACCGTCAGGTGGGTTTTTTATAAGGAGTAATCATGACCATAGAAGAACGCCTGAACAACATTGAGTTGAATCAAACCCTGCTTGACCAGCGACTTTCAGATCTTGAGCTTAAAGATCTAGATGCGCAAATATCAGAAGCAGAAGCCAAGCTCTCCAGCTTAAACCACCGTAAGAAGCAAATCCGCAACAGAATTACTCAGGGACGCGGAAGCTGTTGAGGTGGGATGCTAGGTCTCTATCGTTAAAATCAAGGCTGCTAATCATTTCATTGTAAATGGCGTTTTTATCTTCCATTGGCAGTCTTGAGTAAACCAGACACAGAGCATATTTCAGGGAGTTTAGCTCCTTCTCTAATTCTTCCTTGCTTGACGTTTTTGACTTAATAAACTGTTTTTTATTCATTTTGCATCCTTACTATTCACATCTTTTGGTAGATACTTGTGAATTGGCCAATCCATGAACGCAAGCGCGAGCCACGCCACCACGTTAAAGCCAGGGATTGTTAAACATACAGCCATCTTCCAGTCAAAACCGGCCTTTTTGGATATTTTTAACGCAGGTATAAAAAAGATAAAAACGAAAAAAATCACCATAATAATCAATGATAATGGCGACCCTTGTTGTTGCTCCATGGTTATCCTCCATCTCTTACACGTTTTAACACATCAATAGCTACATCAAACGCCTCTTGCTCAGACTTTGTCAGGATTCGACTACTTGAAGGTATTAGCTGCCCTTTATGAATTTTTATCCATAGTTCGATAGCTGAAATAATCTCTGCGTTTATCGAGCGGCGATTTGTTGCAGCAATATGCGTAAGTTGCTGTTTTATCTCATCAGGCATTCTTACGTTGAATTGTGGATCATTTCTAGCCACGTCGTTCTCCTTTTATTTGTTGACATGCTAGAACGGTAGTAGTACGCTTTCAATAGTAGTACGGTACTATCAATGAGTGAAATGGAGTTGAATATGCAAGGTGCAAGAAAAATGCCGCAGTTCAATTTGCGGTGGCCTAAAGAAGTATTGGATTTGGTACGCAAGGTGGCGGAAGAGAATGGTCGGTCTGTTAATTCTGAGATTTATCAGCGAGTAATGGAAAGCTTTAAGAAGGAAGGGCGCATTGGCGCGTAAAGTTGAAGCCCCAACTGCTGTAACAGTCAGGGCTTCGGTATCAACAAAACTTACGAGGTATTATTGATATGTCAAGCTTAGCAAAGTCAACTGTAAATTGCACTAATAGCATCATCATTTCTGACGTCAAGATTCATATGGATTCAGAGGGTCGTTACTCGCTTAATGACCTTCATGTAGCGTCTGGAAAGGAGGAAAAACATCAGCCAGCTTTCTTCATGCGTAGAAATGAAACTATTGAATTGATTAATGAAATTTTTAATTCTGCGGATATGCAGAATAAGAATCCCGTCATTTCTAAGAAAGGTAGATATGGTGGAACCTACGTGTGCAAGGAGCTTGTTTACTCCTACGCCATGTGGATTAGCGCAGCCTTTGCGCTGAAGGTTATCCGTGCATATGACGCAATGGTTACTACCACACAAGAGAGGAAGGCTATTGGCGGTAAAACTTCAGTAGCTGAACGCACACCGCTACGAGATGCAGTAAACATGCTGGTAGGAAAGAAAGGACTTCGCTATGACGATGCATACAATATGGTTCATCAGCGTTTTGGTATTGACAGCATTGATGAACTTTCAATTGAACAAATCCCGCTGGCCGTAGAGTACATCCACAGGGTAGTGCTTGAAGGTGAATTCATCGGCAAACAAGAGAAGAAAACCAACGAGCTTTCTGCAAAAGAAGCAAACAGCCTTGTATGGTTATGGGATTACGCCAACCGCTCACAGGCATTATTCCGCGAACTGTATCCTGCAATGAAACAGATTCAATCTAACTATTCAGGAAAGTGCTACGACTACGGTCATGAGTTCTCGTATGTTATCGGAATGGCGAGAGATGTTTTAATCAATCACACGCGAGATGTTGATATTAATGAGCCTGACGGACCGACGAACCTTTCCGCATGGATGAGACTCAAGAATAAAGAATTACCTCCTTCATTGCATCACTACTGACAGATAACCAACGCAACGACCCAGCTACGGCTGGGTTTTTTTATGCCCAAAATTCACCGTAGCCATGCTTCGGCGATTCCTTGTATCTGGAGCAAATTAAATGACAGACATTACAGCTAATGTTGTAGTGAGTATGCCTTCGCAACTTTTCACTATGGCGCGTTCTTTTAAAGCCGTAGCCAATGGCAAAATTTATATCGGGAAAATTGACACTGACCCGGTAAATCCTGAAAACCAGATTCAGGTTTATGTGGAGAACGAAGATGGCTCTCACGTTCCTGTTTCGCAACCAATCATCATTAACACTGCTGGATATCCGGTATATAACGGACAGATTGCCAAGTTCATAACTGTGCAAGGCCATTCTATGGCTGTTTATGATGCGTGCGGAGCGCAGCAGTTTTATTTCCCTAATGTGCTGAAGTATGACCCAGATCAACTTTCTGCGCGATTATCATCTGATGATGGTGCTTCTTATATTTCATATAAGAAGCCTTATACTGATGCCGCAACCAGAAAAGCATCTGACTACTTTAATCAGGAAATTAATGTAGATGACTTTGGTGCGTATGGTGATGCCTACTTATTGAACGGAGAAGATAACTCAAGCAGGCATGACGACACAGACGCATTTCAGGCCGCTCTGATTGCTGCGTGGCGTGCAGGTGGAGTTAAAGTAGTAGCCACTCCGTGGAAAAGCTATTATATCGCTGGTAAAGTTTATGTGTTGGCTTCAGAATCTCCATCTGACATTGAAGCAACTAATTTCCCTAAGCGTCGGATGCAAGTGATCGATTTTCAGGGCGCTCGTATCGTAGGGCGCGACGACACTTCCGACGCAACTAACGTGTTCATTGAGACCGGCTATATAACTTCTACTGGTACTATCTCTTCTGTTTTTGGAAAATCTGGTGAAGAGTATCTAACTATAGGAACAACAATTCGCAATGCCACACTGATTAATTTCTATCAAGGTTTTCGTTTGCGAGACCATGTATTTGGATGCGAAGTTACAGATATTGTTGGTGTAAACGTCCAGCAGTTGGTTTACACTCAGCGCTGCTTTTACTCTTTATTTCGAAATCTTCAGTGTAATGGTACATATACTACCGGCCTGCATCGCTATCACTTTACTGATGAATGCAACATTCAGCCATTAGTATCGGTTAGCACCGGAGAGTGTGATGTAGGGTTTAAGTTTGAAGGTGCGGTAGAGGCACTTACGCTGTTCAACTGTGGCATTGAAAGTTTTCGTACTCACGGTGTTTGGATTGCAGGTGCATATAACATCAAGTTTGATTCATGCTACATAGAGTCAAACGAAAGCAATGTGTACGGAGTTATAGCAACGAGCGCAAATAACATTACGCTGGATAACTGCTGGATTTACGGCAGCAGTATGAAAATGTTTGGTGCATTCGACGACAATACCAACGTCAGAATTATGCCTAATAACCGTATAGGTGGCGGAGCGGTTTGGTGGGACATTAACGAGGGATCGCCATACAACCTTTCAGATATTCACTGGCAAACTGACATTAAGGCCGGAGGGACTACATTGCCAGCAGTAGTGGCAAAAGAAGCCAGCACAGTGGAACAGACAATAGTGTTCTATAGCCCGGATTTAGGTCTTAGTTCAGTGATAGGAAAGGCAAAACAAACAAGCAAATACCACCCGCAGCTTGTTAACGGTAAAATGAGTAACGGTAGCTCAGCGGGACACACAGTTGGCGCAAGTGTCTCTACAGAGGTTTCAGGTTTAGACACTAGAGCAAAATGGACAACGCAAATACAATACTCTGATACACAGCTTATTTTTTTAGCATTGAAGATAGATCATAACTTAGGGACATGGTTTTGGTTAGGTATTGTGGCAGGAGATAAAGCGATGGTTATTTCAACATCTGATGAATCAAAGGCTCCGGTTATAAGTAATGAAAATGGGTTTGTCGTAGTAGAGAGCCCACTTCTTATGACGCCAATAAATGTTCATGGTGGAGAAATAAGATTGCTATAGTTGACAAAACTATCATCAAATTCTTAATCGATCGATACTTGCTGTGGTTGATGAGACAAAAACAGGACACACAAATATTTGCACTGGATTGCAAGGATTTGTGTTATTAGATAGTTAAGGTGGGTCACTCCACCTTATCATCTAACCAGTCCGCCCACCACTGCATCATTTCTCTGCGGGTATCCAGATATGCAGCATGGTTGTAAACTGAGCGCGTCCCGCCGCTTACGTGTGCCAACTGCATTTCTATCGCGTCGCTGTTCCAGTGCTTCTCGTTGAGTACCGTGCTGAATTGGTGTCTGAAACCGTGTCCGCATGTCTGCCCTTCATATCCTATGCTGCGGATTACACCAAGGACGGCGTTTTCGCTGATTGGCTTCTTTCTGTCATTTCTGCCGGGGAAACACAGCTCGTACTGACCAGTGATTTGTTGCAGGAATTTGAAAAGCTCTGTAACCTGATCTGACATTGGAACGACATGCAGTTTTCTTCCTTTCATGACTTCAGGGTCAACGGTGATCATCCTGTTTTCAAAGTCAATTCCTGACCATACCAACGAACGTAACTCCACTGTTCGCATTGCTGTATAGTGAAGAACCTGAGCAGCAATCTTACCTATAACCCAGCCTCCATACCCATTCAGCGCCCTCTGGAATTCATGAATGCGATGCATAGGAAGGAAAGGGTAGTTGTTTTTTCTGTAACCCTTCATTGCCCCAACAAGGTCCGGGGACGGATTATATTTAGCTCTTCCGGTTACTATTGCGTAGCTGAAAACCTCGCCACACCTGCGCCGAGCCTTATCAGCGCGTTCCATCGCGCCCCTGTCCTCAAAAAGCCTTATCACCTTCAGAAGAACCATCGGTTCAACGTCATCCATTTTCAGGTGTCCGATAATCGGTAGTATGTCATCCGTGAACATGCTCATCATCTCGTCGGCATATCCCTTCGACCATACCTTTGATTTATGGGCGTGCCATTCCCTGAAGATATCCCCAAAGGTATCAGCAAGCTCTTCTTTCTCTTTCTTCTTTATAGCCTGCTTCTGTTCTGATGGGTCCACGCCAGCAAGAAGCTTCATTTTCGCGTCAGATTGTTTTGCCCTGGCTTCGGTAAGCGAGATTTGCGGGTACGGTCCGATGACCAGTGTCTTTTCCTTGCCGTCGAAACGGTAACGCAT